TGTTTTAGATTTTAAGGGGACGGAAAGCCCGCCCCCGGTTATTATTCGTTTTCTGTGTATTCCTCAACAACTAAATCGGTTTGTCCTCGCTTCACTTCCTCAATGAACCCTTGAAAACCGTTTTGTTTAGCAATGTCAATGATTGCTTGCAAACGCTTTTCGCCCAAACTTTCGCCCCTCGCAATGCGGAATACCTTAACCGTCGGATTGCTTGCAATAATCAGTTTGGCGGCGACCTCCATAATTTGACTATCTGAAACTTTCCCGGCGACGAACGGCACGCCGTTTAACTCTAAACCGTCGTCCGTGAACGAAAGCCCGGCAATCGGTAATTTGGACGTTGCAATAAGTGTTTCCCTTTCTTTTGCCAATGCGCCTAATTTGTCCTCAAACGTGCGGGCGGTTTTCTCGGCGGCTTCCTTTTGTTTCTTCTTTGCCATGTAATCCACAACCAACGCATTGATACGGTTGTGTTCCTCGGCTTTTTTCAGTTGTTCCGCCGTGTCTAATTGTTCCGGGTTGTTGGCTTCGTATTCCTCTAACCATTTGTCGGCATTCGCTTTGCGTTTCACAAACTCGGATTTGTCGTTTACAATAACTTGCAACGTTTCCTTATAATCGTTTTCAATGGCTTTTTTATTGGCTTTCGCATCTTCTTTGGCTTTTTCCAACCGGGCGTTTGCCTCTGCAATTATCCGGGCAACTTCTTTTTCCTCGGCGGCTAATTTGTCGTCGATTGCCTTAATATTACTTTTTCGTGTTTCTTCCGCCTCTTTAATTCGTCCGGGGATTGCCTCCAATTGTTCAATCCTTTGTTGCCGGGCTTGGCGTACCGTTTTCGCTTTCTCAATCAACCGGGCATTTTCGTTTTGCTCTTCCATCAACGCCGTAATATCCTTTTTCTCGGCATACGTTTTGACGTCGCCGGGTTTCAATTGCTTTTCAGCGTTTGCGCAAATGGTTGTGTACGTCTTGACCTCGGCGTTGGCGTCCTTTCGTTTGTCCTTAACGGTCGTAACCTCGGCGTCAATTTCTGCAATCCGGGTGCGCACCTTTTCCGGCAACAAAGCCTTTACAACCTCAATTTGTTTGCGGCGTCCCTCGGCGGTTTCACTCCAACGGGAAAACTCCACGGCGTCAAAATCTTGGTAGCCGAAAATCTTTTGCAACATTGAAACGTTATCCGAACGCATCCCGGTTGTTTGTGATTTTATGGATAACGTCCCACGTGGGTTGGCTTTGGTAAACTTTAATTCGACTTCGTAATTTTCGCCGTCGTTACCTACTACCATTTTTGCAAATCCTTTGTCCTCTCCATTTTTCAACACGGCGTCCCGGTTCCCGGTCAACATTGCGCCGATTGCTTTTAATAGGGTTGATTTGCCTAACTCGTTGTCCCCGGTAATGAAATATACATTACCCTCAAAATCTGCGTTGAACTCTTTGATAACTTGAAAATTCAACAATTCCAATTTCTTAATATACATCGCTCTAATTCCCCCGGCGGTTATTACTATTTTGTTGTTAATCTCATTCGTTGGTGTATCATGGTTTGCACCTTATTAAGCGCATCCCGGTTGGCGTCAACCTCTGACCGGGTACAATCAGCAATGAAATTTTCCAAACTCTTATATAAGTCGTTTAATTCCTTTGCCGTCATTGCGTGCCGAACGGCTCCCAATTCGTCCTTATCCATTTTTACAAACTCTTTTAAGCGTTTCTAAATCCCGGCGTTTGGGTTCGTCGGCGTTCTTTGTCGCATCAATCAACGGCATATCGTTTGTTGTTGCCGTCCATTGTTTCCCGGTAACGGGGGAAGTATAAGTTACTTTATAATGTCCGTAACCGCTTGGAATAAAACTAAAATCGTAAATACTTGTTTTCGCTCTCATACTATTTTGTTTTTATAGTTACCGGGAAAACGCCCGGTCGTGTTATTATCATGCCGCAAATATACGTATAGTCTTTATATTACCAAAACTTTTATCTTTTATTTTCGGCTATTTTTTTATTTTCCTCAATAATCGCCCCAAAACAACGCATTTACCCACGTCGCCAAACTCAACTAACATATTACCGTTGCGCCCTCTTATACATTTACCATCGGAACGACGAACCGCCCGGCACGGCATACGTCGCAATTCCGGGCGGGTCAATCGGTCGCCTAAATAGATATAATCCATTTCGTCCATATCAAAACAATTTCATTTGTGTATCGGTCAATACAGCAACGACCGCATCAACTTTGCGTTCCCAACTTTCCAACGTTGCCAATTTCTCCGGGGTTGGGTTCCGTTGGCAACGTCGTTGGTTGTGCCGCATCTGTTTTACCATTTCCGCCAAATCTTTTGCCGTTATTTTTTCGGGATTTTCGATTTGCGGGGCTTTTGTTTCGTCTGCCATACAAGTAACCATTTGAATAATTAAACGCCCCTACGGGCTTAAAATAAACGGTTGTGCATTTGTTGGGGCAAATTTTCCAAAACCCAACGGGGGTTATTCTGTAAAATGAACCGTCCAAAGTGCATTATTAACGTTGCGTCCGCATTCCATAACGCCGGGATAATCTCCGGGTATAATTTCCCGGCAATATCCCGGAACCGTCGTTTGCGGTCTGCCTTTTCCTCCTTTTTCCCTTTTACCTTAATACGCAATTTAAGGTCGTTTTGCCACTTCATCGCATTAACCAAAACAAACGGTATTTCGGCGACGGTTATAATAGCTTTCAAATGCTCAAAGTTTTGCAACATCTTTTGTATGCGGTACAATTTACCCATGTTTGCCCCGGTATCGCCAACCGTTACGTCATCCGGGCGAACACTCAATTTTTCCAAAAAGATAATCGGTGTACAAATCTCTTTGTAATAGTTCAGAAAATCCCGTATCTCGTTAATGTCTTTAGGCATCTTAATTGCCGTTGCGTTGTGGTTGGGTCGCCAAACCACAATACCCCCGGCGGCTCCGGGGTCAATTCCAATAATGCAATCAATTTTCATCTTTATATCCTCCCGCTTTTGTAAAATAACCTATTATGCCAATTATAAAGCAAACAATAAATAATTTCATTTTTTATTTCGTTCCTCTCTTAATCTGATTTGTTCTTCTATTTGTTCAGTCGTCTTTTGTTTGAAATTCGGGCATTTATATACATCTCCATATTTTATTAAAACTGCCAACGGATATAAAAGCCCATGTTCGCAACTTCTGCCGTATGCGTCGGCAAATGTGCAATCCTCACATCTTCCGTTTACATTATATGCTGCTGCCATAGACAAATCTTAAATAGTTATCAACTTGCATTTCCTCGGCAATCATCCGGTCAAATGCTTTTATAATCTCCTTTTTCCGGGCAACTTCAAACGCCGTAAAATCAATTTCGGGGCTTTGGGTTCCCTTTTTTCGCACATGGTAAACCGTAAATTCATTTACGAACCCACGGGCGGCACGGGCTAAAAATCTATTATACGCTTCTTTCCGGTCGTCCTCTGTTTCTTCCACGCCATCCGCTAAACCAACGGCGAACAACCATTTATAAACAAACATTTCGTCGGTCAATCCAAACACTAAACGCCCGGTATATTTATAGCGCAAAAAACACATTAAACAAGTCATAACCGATTGATTGCGATAATACCGGATTTGCTCCGGGCTTAACTCCTTTTTCGGTTCCGGTAACGCTGTATATGCTTTGCCGATAACTTGGTTTTGTTTCCGGCAATATGCGTTCAATACCTTTGCGAAATAATCGGCGTTGAATTGTTGGTAATGTTTCCGTTCGGCGTTGCCGTCCCTATCTTTTGGCAAATAGTCGTCTAATTCCCCGGTAATCAGCAATTCAAACGCTAATTTAACCTCGGACAATGTTAATTGCGAATAATAGCGTTTGAGTAAATCCAATAACCGTGTACAAATATACGTCCAATCGTCCCGGTTTTCCGTGGGAATGATAAACCCCACGTCCATTGCAATAAACCGGAACATTTGCCCGGTTTTTGCAATTAACGTTTCGTCGTCTATCTCGGCAATCTGTTTTTTCGTAGACGCTGCAAAAATGTATTTTTCAACCGTCGTTAACGCTTTGGCAACCTCCGGCAATTCAACCATAGCCCGGCGCACGTCGATTGCTTTTGCCGTACCGCTATAAAGAATTGCAACGGCATTTTCACGGGCAACGGGCAAATTGTTTTTCTTTTCGGGCAATGTTTCCATACTAATAATCGTCTTTTAAATACTCAATAGCCCCGGCAACGTTTAAACGTTCCGTCGGCTTCTTATATTCGGGTTTCAAATGTAACTTTTTTCTTTCAACGTCGCCCCGTATGAAATTACGGACGGTTGCCAACCAACCGTTTTTTGTACGCTTCATATTCTTTTGGTCGCTCCAATCACTAACAGAATGGAAATAATAAACCAAATCAACCCGTTCAAATTCCGGGGTCGCAAACTTTCTTTCAAATTCGGAATAATCCACGCCAACGCCGTTTTCAAACTTAACCATCTTATAAACTTCGGAATTGCGGAACAATGTTTTTTTATCCTTTGGTTCCTCAACCTTTTGTTCTTCTGGGAATAATTCCCCGACAACATTGTTGTTGGGGGTATTCTCATTATCATTTATTGGATTATCTATATTATTACTATTATACCCTAAACTTTCGTTTATGGGTACCCCTAAACTTTCGTTTATGGGGGGCATCAACTTTTGTTTAGGGGTATCAACTCCGGTTAATATCCTTACTGCCTTTTCGGTAAATGTTAGTAACTCGTAATTTTCACCAAAACAATACAGAGTTTTGTTATACAATTCGCAATTAGGATGTTTTTGTAAAATTCCGGCTTTAATCAAATTATCAATACGCTTTATCATGCCTTGACTTGTCTTTATATTCAATAACGGCATTGCTTCCAATATTAACTTGTGGGAAATCCAAAAATATATTCCCTCCGGGGTGTGCATCTTAACGCAACTTGCACAATTGGCGAAATCTTTTATAAAATCAAAAATCGCCAAATCTATTAAATCTAAATCTAAACCGCTATTAACGGCGGCATATTGGTTTATTAATATCGTGTATTTCATAATATTGATATTTTATAAACATCCGGTTCTGCTACGGGCTGAACTGATTTTATTAATAATCCTTTTTCGCATAACCATTTAAGGCAATCAATTACAGTGCTTTTGTTTATCCCTAAACATTTGGATAAATACAAAATACCCTTTGAATACTCGCCATATCTAACACAATAGGCGTGTATCATTGCATACAACATTAACTTATTACCTTTCAAATGCAATTCGTTAATCCATTTGTTTTTTATAATAAAATCCATAATTAAAATATAAAAGCCCGCAATCCGGGCTACCACACACCGGAAAACGGGCTTTGCGCTAAATAAATTAGCAATACTTTGCAAACGGTGGTAGTCGTTTGTTTTATCGACGCAAATATAGCATTTTTTATTCATTATCCAATTGCTTTGCAGGTTCCCACGCTTTGCGCACTTTCAAAACATTATCCGCACTTTCATTAGGAACCAATGAGACAACAGGAAAGCGGGAACGGTCTCCCGGCTTTTGAGTTGTGGCAAATTGTACGTTCAAATCAAAGATAATGCCTTTGCAAAATCCCCGTTCCTCTAACATACCGTCGAACGTTTCCCGGATTTGCGGAATTGTGGACGCCGTGCCTTTTGTGGCGAATTGCCAAACCCCGGCAACCCCACGAACCAACGGAACAATAAAGTTTAGCGTTAATGTAACCTCCCAACCGTCGCAATCGGGTTGGCGGCTCTTTTTGTTCGGGTAACGCTTGGTTATCGACTGCATTAAGTTTGGGTATTTCTCCGTTGTCAACGTTTCGTATTTCTTTCCGTCCCATACTTGGAACGTATCGCCATCGCCCGCCGCAATCAATCGCCCGTCGTCGTCCCGGTATTCGTAACGCTCGTTACATACTTTTGCCGGGTCGTCGTCCGGGAAAACAATTTGTATTGTTTGCGGCTTTTCGCCGTATGCTTGCGTAAATAATCCGGCATACTTTCCCGTTGGTATGAAGTAATCAACGCTTTGCGGATAACCGTTTGCGTTTTTCATACCGATTTTTATTTGACCGACACGGGGCAATATCAAACGGGATTGTTGCGCCTCCGGTCGTTTTATTCTTCCTTTCATCTTATTTTTTTAATATACTTGAAAACTCATCAATAGTATTTTTACCAGCATTTCGATATTTCAATAAGTTTATCGGTTGAATATCTTTTAAAAACATATCTCCATTATGTTCTTTAAAATCTTCCAACACATTACGCAATCTCGTACTAATCAAAGTGCTACTTAGTAAATTTGAAATACATTTATTGCCTTCCGTATAAAAAATAACAGCAATAAACCATTCTTGAGCAAAAATATTTTGCTCAACTGCTTTTATATCCATTTGGATAATCTCTATATCCGTTCTATTAACGAATTGTTCTAATTCGGACGAACTCGTAATTATTTTAATCTTTTTCATATCTCAAATTTCCGGGTCATCGTTCAACATCTTTTTTCTACTCTCATTTTTGGGCTTTTTAGGCTCATTTACGGGCTTTGCTTTCTTTTCCGTGGTATTACCCCGCTTTGCGGTCGTTTTGCCCGTGGTGGCTTTCTTTTCCGGCTCCTTTGCCTTTTTGGGCGCACGTTTAACAATGGTTGTTTTCTTTGGCTCCTTTTCCGGTTCCGGTGCATCCGCCTTGACTTTCTCGGCGGCGTCCGTATTTTCGTCCGGGGTCGGCTCCTTTGGGGCTTTAGTTTTAATCAATTCCGCCAACGATAAGGATATTACGTTTTGCGTTAAATCCGGGGCATTGTCTAACAATACCATACCATTAACCGACGTAAACGTATTATCTTTCTTTTCGTCCTCAATAGCCGCAATTTCCAATAGATACGGGATTTTCCGAATATTGGGGCTATCTGTTTGTTCTTTCAGATTGTACGACGGACGTTTGCGCCAATCTTTCGGGCTGAAATTGAAAATACGGGTAACGGGGAATTGCTCAAAATTGACGTTCCACATATCCCGGTACATCCCTAATTGTATTTCGCTTTCCTCGTAAAATCCTTTTCGTCCACTCTTAAAATCGACGATTGCGTTAATACGTTCGTCGCCGCCTATCTTTGCCAACATGGTACACGGGCAATCAATCATTCCGGCATACTTGTAATATGGATGCACTAAAGCAATTTCAACCGCCAACGGGCGCACGTCGTAATCTAATACGAATTGAGCAAACGCCAATACGTCCTTTTTCAAATCGTCGGCGTAATAAATAAAGTCGTCCGGCAATCGGTAAACCTCAATATATTCTTTTAGTTTGCCTTTCAGCCCGTCCAAATCATAAGCCCGGTTAATTAATAATTCCTCAAATGCGGCGTGCATGAATGTACCATACGCCGCCCGTTCGCCTTTGTATCGTTCCGCTTCCTCAATACCTTTGCTTGCAATCCATTGTATCAAATGCGGGGCTTTTGGCAACGTTTGGGATAATATCGTTGTAACCGACGGGAAAAACTCCGGGTTCCCGTTGTCGTCGTATCGGTAATAATAGCGGTGTCCTTTGCTATTCAATTGCCAAACTTTGTACGGGGGTTCAATCAACGTTTTTTCATCAAAAAACATTGCCGTCATTTCCTCAACCGTCATGCCCGGCAATATCTCAAATATTCCGGTTGGTTGCTCAACCTCAACCGCTTCAAACGGGGGGATTATTTGTTGTTGTTCCTCGGTAATTTCCGGGAATTGGTCGGCGGGAACGGCTTCCAAATTTTCGACCGTTTTTTGTACCGGGTTTTCCGGTTTCTTTTTGTTCGCTCTCATTTCTTACACTTTTTTAATTCTGAAAATCCACATAATACCATTACGGCACATATACCCGCAAACATCAATTGCCACGGGTTCCAAAATGCACCAATCAGACAAACAACGCCCAACGTTCCAAACGTCGCAATAATGGCTTTCGCTTGGAACCTATCGGAAAACATAACGTCCGCCATGCGTTCAAACCATTGTAACCCGTTATTCTTCATATCCAAACAAATAATTAGGGGTGCAATTACACGCTTCGCAAATGATAACAACCCATTCCGGGCGTATCTGTTTGGTCGTACCGTTACATAAATTTGTCATATTAACTTGTTGTGCGCTTTCGGTGCGTCCCTCCCATAAACGGGCGGCAACCTCTTTTTTATAAACCTTAATCCCGGCGGTTTGCGCCCGTGCGATTGCCTCGTTTACTCTTAATTTCGTCATTTCTGCCATTTCTTTAGTCTTTTATTGTTAATAACTCGGTTCGTTACTCTCTTTGTGTCCGCAATGCGTACACGTTTTTTCCTCCCAAATTGCGGTATATTCCGGCGGGGTCAAATATCCGTCGCCTCCGGTCTGTTTATATTCCCCGTCGGTAACTTCCATTTCGCCGCCGCACTCCGGGCAATCTTCATTACCCATTAAATCCAAATCCGGGACAATGAAATATACCCGTTTCAGATACACGCCCAACGCCTCGGAAATCGCCGCATAACAATTGGCGGTTTGTTCCTCGGTTACGTCCTCGTTTATTGCATCGAAAACGGAAACGCCCCAATTGTCCGGGTCGTCCTCAATAACTTTGTTTTTGAGTAATTCCGAAACGACAATTTCGGAAACTTGTTTGGCTGTTTTCCCGCTATCGGTCGCCAATTTTTTTAATAAATCGCTCTCTTTTATTCTCATATCTTTGCCGGGTACTCCCCCGGTGGGTTTTTGTTTCTGCAAAAGTATAAATAATATTTGTATTACCAAAAATAAAACCTTTGAATATTTTATTTGTTCACGTTGGACGCTTGTAATACAGATAAAAAGCACTAATTTTGTTGCACCGCATAACCTTACAACATCGCTCTCGGTTACTGCGTATCAACCCCCGGCGTTACTTCATTGCGTCGGGGGTTTCTCTTTTAATCATGTATTCCAAATTCACAATCCCCCCATTGGTCGAAATCCGCCCCGTCATAACTTAACGGGTAACGTTCCGGTTCCGGGCAATCCGTCCAACATTCCCGACGTGCATTATTTACGGCGACCCGTTCCGGGTTATATCCGGGTTTATTCTTTTCCCTCAATTTGGCGGCGCAACTCTTACAACAACAACGTCCCCAACCCCGGCGTAAATTCCGGGTATCGGCGTTATATTCTTTGCCGCAATTATCGCAATTTCTTTCTATCATTGCCATATATCAACCCTTTGTAAATCCTTTAAATGCGACGTGGTAAACGTCGTATTGTTTCCCGGTAACATAAAACTCAATCATACGTTCCGGGTTCCCGGTGTCGTTTATCGCAATGGTTGGGTATGGTTCCCCCGGCAATTGGTTATAATCGCTTTCAATATCCCGCAATCCCTCCGGGAAATCCGAACGGTCGGCGGAAAAATACCGGGTTAAACTCTCTTTTATTCGGTTCAACATTTCGTCGCCGTGCGGCTCAAAATGCGCTTTTATCTTATCTTGTTTTCTTAATGCAAATCGCATGGTTTCCAAATATTTTTTTGAAACGTCCACGACCTTTGCGCACGTTTCCGGGTTAAACATTCCTATATGCGTGTATTCCGTTGGTAATCCCAATTGCTCGGATAACCATTTGTAAGCCTCGGAACGCTTCATTAATTTACGCTTATATATTTCGTCAAAATATCGGTGCGCCTCAATCTTACATCGGCGCAACTCGGCGTTTGCTAATCGACCCTTTGCCCGGTCGGTTCCCGCATGAACGCCAACATACGCCCGGCATTTAGGGCAATAGTAAATCATTCCGTAATCAATGCCGTAAACCTCAATACTATTTTTGTACTCGGTTGGAATATGGCAATACGGGCAAATCTTACCTTTCAATATTTCCCGTTGTTCCTCTGTTAATATCATTTTTGCCCTCCTTAATCACTTTGCAAAACTTATAATATTGGTCGTGTCGGCTCTCAACTTGACAAAGCAACCCAATATCGTTGCCGTCCAATAATAGGTTTAACACATCGCCGGGGTTGTGCCGGGTATAAAGCAAAAATAACCCGCCGTTTGCATTTTGGATTATCTTATACATTGCTTGACTTAATCGGTAACGTTTCGTTTTATTCATCGCTCTAAATGATTATGCCGGGGGATTGCGCCCCCGGCTTGGTTCTACAAAAATTTAATTCCACATTTTCCAACGGCGGGGTCGAATATCCCGTAAAATTCCCCGGAATGTCCCAACGGCGCAAAGCCGCCATTGCGAAAACGGAATGTTCCCCGGTCGCTAAATTCCAACACAAAATAATCGTCCTTTGCGTCGTAATCAATCCGGGCAACTTTTGTTGTATGGCTTTTACCTTTGTGCCACACCTCAATAGAACGCCCAACCGCCGACAAATATAAATCAACGCCTTTTTCAATCTCGGCGTCCGTTTTTGCCATCGCCCCGGCATAATCGCCGTTAAACATTTCGTTCATTTTCTCCAAAGCCTCGGCGGGGAATGTTGATAAATCAATTTTCAATGCCGCCTTTTCCATTATTTCCGCTTTTGTAATCATATCGTTTTGAGTTGTGCCGGGGGACAATCCCCCGGCGGGTTATTACTTGTTTGAATAGGGGTTGTTGTTTCGGTAATTCGTCCAATCTTTGTGCGTCCGATAACGGATAACGTGGCGGTCAACTCCGGGAACATCGCCGACGATTGCCGTATTGGTGTGTTCTCTCATGTACTTTGCAATTTCGCCATCAAATCCCAATTCTTTGAATTGTTCCGGGGTATAAACCACGACGACGGGTTTAAAATGTTCGTCCCGTGCTTTCCGGCATTCGGTTAATGTAGGCTTTACACACGTGAACAATTCGCCGTCCTCGCTACGATAATCGTATTGTATTAACTTGGTTCTTTTACGTCTAACCATCGTATAAAACGTTTCGTAATTCTCGGTTCCTTTGGGGCATTGGCTTACGCCGTTTAAATCTGTTTTCATTTCTTGGAAATTTATTTATTACCCGGAAAACGCCGGGTCGTTGTTTTACTGATAATAGAAAGTGATTTTAACGCCTCGGCGCAATTTGCAAACCTCTTTGTCGCCGTAACAATTGAAAGCACGTTTTAATAAGCGATTGACTAACTTAATATCGCCGACAATCTTTATTAAACCGGACACGCCAACCAATACATTAACCTTTTTGCCGTTTACAATTCCGTTTACCTTAATTTTGAAATTGCGGTTAATCTCTTTTGTTGTGTAATCTAATCCGTTATAAATGCTTTGAGTATTCATTGTTTCGCTCTCTATTTTCCGGGAAAACGCCCGGTCGTTCTTGTTTGATGATGCAAATATACAACCTTTATTTTAATTACCAAAGGTTTTATCTTTTATTTTCGTGTTTTCCTATAAAAAAATTTCGTTTTTGGTTCCAAAAGAGTTATTTTCTTGGAATTTTCGATTTAAGCGACTTTTGCAAGCGGGACGGGTAGATTATCCACTTTGAAATAAAATGCCCGGAAACGGGCTAAAAATGGCTCAATAAAAAAAGGGGTTGCAACGCCTTATTACAACCCCCGGTTTATTACTTTTCTATGGTTACGAACTCAACCCCCAATATTCGGGTTGCCGGGTTCTTGCTTACAACGTCAATTTCCCGGTTCTTAATCTTTCGGGTTTTCCAAAGGAACCCCCAAAAGCGTTTATATTGCACCGTTTCCGCTATTAACAGACTATCCCGGTTTATATGCGTCCCGGTAAATACCCCGGCGGGCGTCGTGCATCCGTGCAACTCAAACCACGGTTCCACAATGTCAATACACCGTAATACGGTCGTAACCGTGTCGCCGGGCAAATATACAATACTATCCCGGACGTTCGCCCGTAATTCGTTAATCGTTTCCATTTGTGCCGTCGTAACCCTTTGCAAATCCCGGTTCTTTGTCTGCAACGATTTGATTAACGCCGCATCGTCCGCCCGGTACTTTTTATATTCGGATAATTTTAACTCCAAATTCCCAACCTTTGCGGCGTTCAAACTATCCTTTGTTTGATAGGTTCGGACGTCCTGCAACAACGTTTCGGTATTGCTCCGGTATTTATCCCGTTCGGCGGTCAAACTCTTAATACGGCTTTGTTGTACCCAAAAGGCGACGGCAACCGCCATAATGATTGCCGCCAATATTAGATATTTTTTCATGTGTTTGCCGTGTATATGATTAACGAACTATTGGGCGTTTTGCTCAATGTTAAAACATAATGTCCGCCCGCCATTTCAACCGTACTATTTATTTCGTCCTCGTTAATCTCCAATTGTGCAAAGGAAATTACGACGCCCGAAATATATACTTTTGGTATGTTGTGCAACGGGTCGGCGTTTACGGCGTCAATAAATGCGTCTATTTCCGCCTGTGGGTTCGTTACGTTTTTCGTATTTTCTTGGTTGTCCTCAACCGTAACCGTAAAAACGTCCTCGCAATCTGCAATAATAGCGGATAACAACGGGGCAATACTAATTCCCGCTTGGTTCCCTTGATTGGCAACCAATTGTTCCAAATACTCCTTTTTGTCTTTCTTTGTCATAATGGTACAAAATTAAATGTTACTATATTCAATTGCCGCATTAAAACACGGGCATTCTTTTATAAACTCCCACGGTTCAATTATACCGTCGCCGTTCAAATCCGGGGAATAATCCCGGTGTCCCTTAATCGTTGCGTCCGGGAACATAACAACTAATCGGGATAATAACCATATTAACGCCTCCTTTTGTTCCGGGGTGCGTGTGTCGGCGGCTTTGCCGTTGGCATCCAATCCGCCAACGTAACAAATACCAATAGAACGGGAATTTTGCCCGGAAACGTGCGCCCCAATCTCGGAAAGATAACGCCCGGTTTCAATCGTCCCGTCCGGCAATACAACAAAATGATAACCGCAAATTCGCCCGCTTTGGGGTTGCTTCTTAAATCCCCGTTCTTTGTGCCAACCGTCGATAACATCAACGTTGACTTTTGCGCCCGGCTTGGTTGCGGTGCAATGTACAATCAAATCCGTAATCGTCCGGGTTGTTTTTTGCCCCTCCAAATACTTTAAAATCTCTGTTTGGTTCATTGTTCGCCCTCCTTTTCTTTATCGTTAATAATATCGCTATCGTGTTCCCGTTGGTATCTCTCAATTATCGGTTGCCAATATCCCGGCAATACCCGTGTAAACTCCAACCGGATAACGTGATAAATAATACGCAACGCAACCTTTGTGGGATATGCTTTAATAAGGTTGCGGAATGCGTTTTGCAAATACACATACATAAAAACATAAGTAAGCGATTTAATTACTACTTTGGCGGCTTCATTATCGCCACATTGCAGCATTACCGAATAAATAACGTGTATAATAGTAACGTACAAAAGCAATTCCGCCAAAGCGTTTTTAAACTTACTGAAACGAAAGTTTTTGCAATGTCTTACGCTTACCCCATCCGCCCGCATACCCGCCCAAATATTGAAAGCAAACATTATAACCAATGCGCACATAAAACCCGCCGTTGTGGTTAAATAGGCTAAAACCGGGCTTAACGACGTGGCGAATATCATACGCCATTGTTCCCACGTAAAAAGTTTATCCATATTCTAAATGATTATGCCGGGGGATTGCTCCCCCGGCTTGTTATCAAAATAATTTATTAAATGCGCTTAATAAAGTTTTTAATGCCGGAATATATGTAACGTCATCCGAAACGTCTATTGTTCCATCATGGAAAGCCAAAAAGCGGGTTTCTAATCCTGCCGTCAATGATGTACGGCTAACTGAATTGGTAATATTATTCCATGAAGCATTCAAACCGAATAAACATTTTTTTGCTAAATCAACGTTTGATAAAGTATTATAATCATCTCTATCCGCCGTTTCATTTGAAACAACAATATTATCCAAATTGTTATTACGTGTACGATATTGCATAATATTTTGTCTTGTTGTTTTATAACTTTCTCCAAAATATTTAGACGCCCCCGAAAAGAAAGAATTACCCATAACACTATTACTAACTATTCTACCAAATAATTCTTGCGCAAATGAACCTTCAGCCGTATAACCCAAATAGTTATCTGTTTCAAATCCGTCTGCTTGTGTAATTCTAAATAACGAACCACTATTGACACATTGACCGTACCAATTAATCCCATAATTACCATTATTTGCGTTTGTATTCTTATCCGTTTTTGTAAATAAATCATAAACGGATAAATTTAATACTAAACATAAATCTGTCCTATACGGTTTTGCCGATAATACATTGTTGTTTCCATCAACTGAAAAATATCTATAATATTCTTCGTTAAAATTTAAGCCTCGACTAGTTGCGCCAATAACCAACGGTTTGTTTTTTGAAAATCTATCTACCATAGGAATTGCAGCCGCTTTAAACGTTCCCGAATTTCCTATAAATGGCAACACGTATAATAATTTGTCTAACCAACCGTATTTTTTACCCGTTTCAAAAAAAGCGGTTACGGCTGCTAATTTATTCTCTGTAAATGTATAATTACATTCACTCATTGCATTTAGATATAATCCTAAATCTCTGTTTTCTACTATACCGTAGTCCGTTAATATCGGAAAATCTCCGGTAACAATTCCTTTTAAAGTTGTTAATGTTGTCATTTCTATAAATATTTAGTCATTAAAATAATCTTGTGAATCATCTATACCCACAATATAATGTGGATAATTTGGTTTATAGGTAATTAAATTTTTATCAAAATTCCATGAACCACCCTTTAAGAAAATGCCAACATTAACCAAATTACCCATTTTTTCAAATGCTTCTGTACTCGTAACGTTAAACATTCCTTTCTCCTTTGCGTATTGCAATATTTCATATAACATATATAAGCGTGTATTGGGGCACGGCGTCCAATCACTCCAATTGTTAATACCTTTTTCCGTTGGTGGTTCTAAATAGTTATCCGGGTATTCGGTCGGATTGCGTGCCGGGTAAACCCATTCATCGGGATATGTACCACCCTCGGACACTAACGAACCCGGCAATTTATTTAACCAACATGGACGATAAGCGTGCAATGCAAAGATTACCCAACCTTTTTTACTTACTGCCTCATCAACTACTTTTTTCCATGATGCAAGCAATTCGGGTTTATAACTATTATCCGGGTCTTGCTCTCCTTTGTAATTCGGTTGTTGCTCCATTGGCAAACGTAAAACCGTAGTTGTTAATGGTGGTATATTTACTTGTGAAATACCTATATTCCCAAACCCCCACGGGATATATTTATTTATCAATTTAACATTTGCATGGCTTGTTGTACCGCCCGGCGTTACCCAACATTTTGTTTTAAATCCTAATTGCGTGGCTATTTCTAACCATTTCCCCCATTGATACCAAATTGGGAACGTTGGATTATACATTATAATGCTATCCGTTTCGTAATTTTTGATATATGGTTTAATATATGCGGTGGGTACTTCAACCCATTCTTTATTAGCATTAACCATATAGTTTTTGTTTTCAGAGGAAACATAAACGCTTGTTGTATTATTACTTGTTGCACCTGCATAGGTTGAATTTTCAAGAATTGTTCTTGCTAAATCACTATCTAAACTTTCAACTAAATAATTAACATATTCATAACGTGCCGTCATTGAATGCGCCATAATTTCCCAACCTCTTTTATCTTGTAATTTCTTTACAACTTCTCCATTTGCATTTAATTGCGGAACATTATTTGTTAAACCCGTGCGTTGACCCTCGGTGGCTAAATTCCCCCTTAATCCCAAACTTTGCAATAATGGATATAATGTTGTAAGATACCCCCCGCCATTCATCCACGAACTCGGCAACGACGTGGGTATGTTCATATCAATTGTATCATCATCATGCACACAAAATATTGGTTCTCTATTAACTAAAGGATTACCCGGCATTACAAATTTACCTTTTTCAACTAATACGGCATTCTCAACTTGTGGTTGATAATATTTATTTTTATCAATTGCCGCCGCATTAGCCTTTGTTGTCAATTCAATCCCCCGTAAACGGATATTCAACGATTTTGAATTAAAATTAGGTATTTCAACACCGTTTTCAGTTATCAACATTATAATATTACCGTTTTCATCTTTTATTGCTTTTAATATTCCCGTAATATCTCTTATTTCCGAAACTTCATTTGAAAAACCGCCTTTATAAAATTCAACCGACCCGTCATTTTTTATATAACCTATAATTTTATTTTCTTCATCTTTAATAATATGTAAGTAGGGCGGTATATCGTCAACCTCTTTATATACATCGTCTAATCTATCCGATAATGTTTTTATTCTATTATTTGTTTCGGCTACATCTGTTGTTAAATCGAATATATCCCACGGCAATACATAACCCAACGTTGACGACCCGGTACAACGAATATAAACCGCATTGGCGGGAATATCTGCGGCGGGAATATTTACGGTTACAATTGCGTTTCCTGCCCATTCCGGGGTAAATGCCGAAATATATTTGTAATCCTTATCATAAAATGCACATAAAGCAATTAAAGGGCCGTTTTCGTTTATTTGTCCTCTAATTTGCAAATCATCTTTCCCGGTTATGCGCAAAAAAGGTGTACAACGCCATTTCGTTGAAATTGTATTTACGTTTCCATCTGTATTGCGAATATATCCAATTTCTCTAAACAAAGAACGTACCCCGTTTAATGGTACGCCAATTTCCGTGGCTATAAAATTATTGTCCGGGTCTGTGCGAAGGAATACCGTTAAACGGTTTGTTACTTCAAAATTTCCAAATCCTACATAAACGCCCGGTTCGGTCGCTAAATAGAATATATTCGCTTTACCGGACACCGGAACCGTTGACGGAATAGCCCAACCACGATATACGTAACTACCATTTAGATACGTATTTATTCGAGAAATTACCGCATTAATATCTGCCTTTGTGCTTAAATTAACCAATACGTTATATAAATCAAATGGTATAACGTAATTATCGGTTACGGTTCTTAATCCCGAACAACGAATATAAACTGTATTTTCCGGGATTTGATTAGCGGGAATCGTAGCGGTTCGGGTTCCATCTGCCGCCCCTCCGGGTTGCCATACTGAAATAAATTTGTAGTCGCTATCATAGAACGCACAAAACGCCATCAAATTAGTAACGCCTTCATAGGCTTTAATTTGTAAATCTTTTGTTCTATCAATTGGTAAAAAGGGTGTATTGGTAAAATTGTTCGACGGGGTATTGATATTGCCGTTATCTTTACGAACATATCCAACCCCTAAAAACAAATTTGGCACACCATTTAAAGCAATACCGATATTTTGCGACGTCCAAACGCCCGTTCCGTTGGTAAATACAACCATTTCATTAACAATTGTCGTTCCGTCGAAATTGTTATAAACGCCACGGGTTCCGGCAATGTAAAAAACGTTTTGGTCGGGCGAACCCGGCACGGTGTCCGGCGTTGCAACTCCGGCAAACGTTGAATCATTACCCACATTGCTAACAATCGTTGTTAGCGTGTTTTTCAGCAAATCGCCCGTTATCTTATTGTTCCCGTTTTGTTTGATAACGGCGGCAATTGCGGCTTTTAATTGTTCATAATTTCCCATACTTAAATAAATTACTGATTATTGAAATCGTTATTGAAATCGTTATTGAAATCTCCATTTGTTCCCGACGGGATAACCCCCCGTCCGATTTTCTTAACAACCGTTGCGCATTCAAATTCACATTCAACGGATGCTAAATTGCCTTGCGTTTGCCATTTTGGGGTAATCAAAAACGTATCGCAATCGTATTTCCTGCCTTGACTATATACCGTAACAAAATCACTCATGCGGATTAATCGCATTACGTCGCAAAGGTATTCGGGGGCTAAAAAGATAAACCGAAACGTTTTTTCCGATATTTGTTTTTCCGGGAAAAAATACCCGTCCCGTTCTTCGCCCTCTTCCTCAAACTTGTATTCCGGTTTTCCTAACTCGGCACACACGTAAACCCGGTTTTTAAATTGCGCAACGTCGTACACTATTTGCCCGCCGTCAACCTCCATGTTTTCGGCGTCGCTCCATTCAATGCACAAATAACCGTCCATTCCATTAACCCACGTAAATACGTCCGAATAATAAGTTTGAACGCCGTCATTTATCGCAATCATATATCGCCCCTCGGTTGCCACATCTAAAGCCATTAATAAATTACCGGGGTATAATATAACATCATAACCGTATGATTGATAACGGACAATTTGCAATCCGGTTTCTTTCATAGGTTGCGTTATATCCGCAATTCTCTTTGTCATTTTATAATTGTACAACCGAACCCATGCAATTTGGTTGCTCCGGGTCGGTCGTATAATTTGAAAAGGCAATATCTTATTCAACGGCGTAAATAACGGGTAAACGTCGCCATACGCATAAGATTTTTTATAATCTTGGTATTGTACGCCCTCGTAAAACGGCAATACGGACAAATTATTATTCGGTGTCATACTTCAAAGTTGTTTTAATTGAACGACTATGCAAATTTACGCTTAATTTATCAACTTGACCGTTACCGATATAGGTTTTTATTAGTTGCATCGGGTTTGGGTCGTCGATTGCCGGAAAACTAAACGTTTGTTTCTTCTTTCTCTCAATACCGTATGCGTGAACCTCGGAACCGTTTATTGATACACGACGGGCGGGTAAATCATACATCCAATACGGGGATTGCAGATTGATAAACGCCAAATATCCGTTTTGCAAAAAGTATTCGACGCCGTTTATTGTTTGGCGGGTAAATGGCAATATCCATTGCGACCCGGACGTTGGCGGAACGGCGGCAAACAAGGCGAACCCGTCGGAACTCATGTTGCCGGGGTTTAACAACATCATATCAATATCGGACGTGAAATTTGATATATTAATTTCCTCAACCTTTCCGGGCGTTACATACTTGCTAATTACTTGTATCGGCAATCCCTCAAAAGCCGCCGTAACATCGTCCATCCATTCAAATTGGTAACGTACCGGCAAATCGACCTTATCAAACGAATATTCCGACGTGTTGAACGCCCACGGTTTCCCGTTGCGCAAATTCAATTCCTTTGTCAAATCGTGGCTTAATATAGCCCCGCCGGAATAGGAACCGCCATTGCGGAAATATTGGATATGTTCGATTTTAAATTTGCCGTCCTCAATGAACCAATAACATTTAAAACAATCCCGTAACATATTGGTAAATTGTTGTAAGGTCGTCGGAGCTTTTTGTGCGGGTTGCTGATATTCCCCGTTTATAATATTAGTTTTCTGTGATACAAGCAAACGGAAATTCAACCCGGATATTGGGTTGTTACCGCTGTATAAAAATTGGCTGTATTCCGCCGTGGCTGCGTGCGTAACACCCGGCGCAATCTGATTGAGCAAAACGGATATACAAGACGCAACCGGGAACGCATCCCGCAAAGTATATGCTTTTCGGGCTTTTTCCTCTAATATCCAATCCATCAAATAAAACCCAAACCACAACGACGCATAACGCCACGTTGACCGGGCGATTGGATAAAATGTTTGTCCGTATATGGAATAAGGCGGCGCAAAATACTTTCCGTTGTCAGCTAATCCCCACTCGGTCGGCGTATCTGAAAAGTTGTTAGATATAAACGCCACGTCGATTGCGTAACCAATTACACGGCGGTAATTTCTGTTATTATCTACAATATCATTTGTCGCTATTTGGTCGGTTTCTAAATCGTCGATTTTATCAACATCAACTAAATAACGAGCATAAATATTATAACTTTTCATATCGGCGTGCATGGTACCCGTTGCGCCGGAACCCTCAACGGCGGTTAAATCAAATTCCAATGTATCAAAAGGTCCTTGCGTTGCTTTGGTATAACGAAACATTACCGTATCATCAGAACGTTTACGTATTTCAACTATCGCAATACCAAAGGGTGTACCCTCTATTGTTTGTTGTGATATAAAGATATAATAATTAACATTCAATTCCGGGTATAAATTTCCCGTGAATGTTCCCGGCGTTGCCCCCGTCGCCATCCGCCCCGAATAAAGCCCGGATATTACCGCCGGGGAATCGTGGGACGTAATTTGTATTTCTTTCAATATATTACATAAGGAAAAATTATATCCGCCTAAATTTCCCCTTTTTGTAATCAAACTTTGGTCGGTCGTGGCGTTTGCGTCTTGCTCCCAATTGGCACCGCCCAAAAAACACGAAACAATACTATCGCCCGGAACATATATTTGTATTAATGGACGCTTGTTTATGGTTATACGTTGAATTGACGGGGCTAATGTTATTAAATTGTACTCCTTTTCCAATCCTGCCAAAACTTCGTTATAATCGTCTATTACATCGGGTTGTACGGTAACTTTTTTGTCATAATCAACAAACGTACAATCCGTTTTCATAAACTTGCCGGAAAAATAGGGAACCCACGTTTTACCGCCGTCGTTGCTTTTATCTATCCCGTACAAAAATTCATAATCAAACGGACGGGTATTTATAAAATCGTAATCGTCCCTGATAAATGATATTTTTCCGGATAACTTGGCACGATAAAACCGTTGGTTTGTTTCTAATTCGTACTCCTTTGCCAAATCGTCCTTATATATCGGGTTGGCTTTACGTCCGTAAACCAAATTTTGTGCCGTTGCGGTTCCTAACCGGGCAAATACCGTTCCGGCGTTATAACTTGTTTTATAAACGACAAATCGCAAATAATACGCATTATTAGGAATATCAACCGAACCCGTTGTTACTCCAATAAAACTACTTATAAACTTTTTATCGCTATCATAAAACGCCCCACGGTCAACCCCTGCATTAATCAATAAAACACGGGGGTAAACATTGCTAACAGAAACATAGGTACTATAATAACGGTTTTGCACCGCATCCCCGGACGTAATCAAAGCCCCCGTATTAACGTTTATAATTCCGGTTTTAAAAAACACATCGGCAAAAGAATGTCTATAAATTGGGTTCATATCAATTTTTAATTTTACGTGTCAAATTCTTGTAAACCTCAATAACATTGCCGTTGCCATCGACGTAACGACGGCGGCGGTTTTGCTCTTTAATCTCCCTTACATCGTCTTTCAAATCCCGCAAATCCGGGGCGTTGTTTTGTTGAACCGTAACATTAACGCCGTCGGTATTGTAGGCATTAAGGTACTTTTGGGCGAATGTTCCCCGGTTCAAACTATTAATTACGTCCGGGATTATTCGGCGGAACCTTCGGGAATTACGTTTATTGATAACGGCGAAAAATTCCCCGCCCTCGGCACGCCTCCGGGTTCCGTCCGGTTTGGTTCCTAAATCCACATCGTCCCCGGATTGGTGGGAACCGCCCGCCAACATTTCAACCGTACCATCGCCGTAACTTTCTGAACCCCCGGCGTTGGCTGATTTGGATAATTGGGCGGCTTTAATTTTCGACGCTGCAAAGGAACCCCACATTATCGCAATAGCCGGGATTGCAAACGGGAACCCTAATTGCGACCAAATCAAAGCGGACGCCGTTACAAGGTTTCCGATTTGTTGGATTGTTTGGATTGCTTGTTGTGCCTTTTGCGCCTTTTGTTGCTCTTTTAGGGCTTTTTCTTGGTTCTTTTTGGCTTGGTCTAACTCCTTTTGCGCCATTGCAACGTTATTGGCGTAACCGTTCGCCCGTGCCTCTAATTCCGCATCTAATCGGCGTTGGCTTGCGTCAACCTCTTTGTCGGCGGCGGAAACGGCGGCGTCGGCGGCTTGTACCTTTGCATCCAAAAAACTATTTAATTGCTCAATGGCAAAGGAAACGGACGTACTTATTGCCTCCTTTTGGTCGTCGTCCAAATTCAGCCCGAACAATCCGTATATATCGTTACCCCGTTCGTCGCCTTTGCTTTTCTCAATTTCTTGGTCGATTTTCGCAATGGTATTTTCGATTGTCTTAACCTCGGCGTCCGTCATTTTAACCCCGGCGGCTTTGTTCAACTCTAAAATCTTTTGCAACCGTGCCTTTTCTTGCGCCAACCGGAACCGGGTTTTGCGTTCCTCGGAATTGCGGATTAAATCAAACTCGGACGCCTCCAACGCTTGTGTTTGGTCGAATAGCATTAACGCCCGTTGTTGGTTTAACTCGGTCGTTTGCTTCAATACCTCGGCATCGTATTTGGCGTTAATATCCGCCTCCGATTGGCGCACGTCCTCGGCTAATTGCCTGTTTTGCGCCAATTCGATTGCCCGTTGTTGCTGTAACAACTGAATACGCAAATTTATTTCCTCCTGTGAACCCTCACGGGCGGCGTCTAATTGTAATTGCGTCCGGTCGGCGGCGGCTTGCATTTGGTCGATTGTAATTTGGTCGTTCAATTCGCCCAAACTTTTTGCGTATTGTTGTTGCAAAAGTAATTGTTGGTTAAGCAATTCGGCAACCTGTGTTTCGGTTAATCCCCGCTCGGTTTCTAACCGGGTGTTAATGTCCTGTATTTGCCTTTCATACTCAACCCGCAATTGTTCCCGTTGCTTTTCCGCACCCTCTGCCATTAATGCAATTTGGGCGTCCTGTGTTGCCCGTTGTGCGGATAATTCCGCCGCCCGTTGGTTATTGGCAATATCTACCATATCAACCGCCAATTGTTCCCGTAATAAAACAATTTGGTCGTTCAACGCTTTACGTGCCTTAACCGTTAAATTAGTTTCCGTCCTCAACTGCAATTGTATGTCAGCAATCGCACGGGCGTTGGCGGCTTGACGTTGCGCCCGTTGTTGGTCGAATGGATTTTTAATTAAGGCAATCCGGGCGTCCTCGGCTTTGCGCAATATATCCGTTTCCGCTTTGGCGGCGTTCCGGTTTTCGTTTGCTCTTTGGGCGGCTTGTATTTTCCTTTCGGCGTCCAAATCCGCCCCCTCGGTTTTTAGATTAACGGCAATGTCAACCGCCCGCCCGGTATTATCTATTTGACCCTGTACGGCTTCAATTGCTTCATCAACCTTGACTTTATCAATTTTACCGTCTAAATCAACATCAATATAAACTTTCTTATCCCCACGGGCTTTGGCGTTATTCAACTGCAATAACATATCGTTTAATTGCTTCAACTTTGCCCGGTTTGCCTCCAAATCGTTTAATTCTTGACCGTAAAAACCAACGCTTTTATTATGCGCCTTTGTGCGCTCGGCTAATATTTCGTCCTCAATCTTTCGGGTTTCAGACAATGAAGCGTTACGGGCTTTAGCAATGTTTAATTCCCGGTTCAATTGGGCGACACGTTCGTTGCTAACCCGGTTCATTTCGGTTGCCTCGGTTTCCAAATAATCCAACCACGCCTTTTGCGCCTCGTTAAGTTTTTGTTGGTTCTTTGCCGATTTATCGGTATTAGATGCAAACAGAACTAAAGCCCCCACAACCGTAACCAATGCCAACGCCAAAAGAACATACGGATTTGCGGCGGCAATCAGATTGAAAGCCTTTTGCGCAATTGTAGCCGCCAATGTTGCCTTTGTTCCCTGCATGGTAACAAGGCGGTTATAAACTTGCGCTTTGCTCAACGCCGCCATTTGTAGCCGGGAAATACCCAACATGATTGCGGATTGTTTTTGTACTGCGTTTTGTATGGCTTGCACCCCGGTTGTAATGGCTATTGCCGCCTGTAACTTCTTTTGCGCTTCTTGTACGTCCTCACTTTCCGCCCCGAACAATTCCATTGCCCCGGTAAATGCAGCGAACCCACCGGACGCACCCGCCGCAAAACTCAATACGGCATCCAAATTGGACGTATCGGACGCCATGCGGGTAATCTCGGCGGTTGCATCCTTGACGGCATCCCGCAATATTGCGGTTTCTTTGCTCAATTGCTGATATTCGGCGGTTCCTTGTTTGCCCTCCAATCGTAACAATGCTAATTGTTTCGTTTGGTTCTCTATTTGGGTCGTCAAACCCTTTGCGGCATCGGAATAGTTACCCACGTTTAACGACGTTTTCCCGGTCGCTTCCTGTAACCGCTTCATTTCCTCGTAAATCGCTTTTGTTTCGGCAACCAATTTGCGCCCTTCCTCGGTTGCTTCCCGTTCCTCAACCGTCATGTTATTGAGGTATATTTTATTGATTGAGTATTGAGCGGACAAACGATTATATGAACCCTCGGCGGACTGATTTAACCGGGTCGTTAATTTGTTCAACTCGTTTGCCTCCTTTTGGGCTTGCTTCAATTCCGCCAACCGTTTTGCGTTCTCGCTTTCCGCAAACGCCAAATCCTTTGCCGCCCGTGTCAATTTGTCGGTATCGGCGGACGCCCCCCGGATTGTTTTACGTCCGTTCTCGGTCGCCCCGCTTACCCCCTCCAATGCAGCCTTAACCGTTATCGCCTCACTCTTTATATTCTTTAGAGTGTTCATATAGGCGTCGGAAAGTTGGTCTAACTGATTAATCAACTTTGTAATCGAATCGTCCGGGCTTACAAGGTCGCTATATTTTATAGGGTTGTTATTATCTGCCATACTTAACGTTATTTGCGGGCAATTTGCCCCGTATTAAATTATCTTTTCTTTTCCATGTAGTTAATCAACCAAAGAAAAACAACGCCGCAAATCGCCTTATTTGACGCCGTTTTTATTTTTGGTTGGTTTCAACAACTCCTTTATCCGCTCAAATGCGTTGTAATACTCCAATACGGTGTATTTCTTTGGTTCCGGTACGTGCAAATGTTGCGATATGGTTAAACACATATTTTCAAATTGTTTATCGTACTGAATTTCCATGTTATCGGAACCGCTAAAAACAACCGGGCGATTATATAACAACAACATCGTCGTTATTTTATCAATTTCCGCCCGTTTGTCCTCTGTATCGCCGTTTATAATCGCATCCAACATTAACATTGTTCGGTTACGCAATTCGTCGTAATACTCTTTAATCGTCGCATCGTCGAACATACGGGGGAAATACATTTGCAATTCATCATCTATTTTTTTTTTGACCGCTTCCATTTGGGCGGTCAACTCTTTAATCGGAACGTCGCCGAACATATCGACGACCTTTTGCAACCCATCGTCGGATAAATCGTTGTACGGGGTTCCGTCGATTGATTTAACCAACACGGCAAACGCTAAACATTTCGGGCTTAACCCGGATTGAATGAAATACACGTTTTGCCGCATATTATCCAATTCGATTGCCGCCAATTCCGGGGTTTTGCTCCGGGCGTATCTCATTGCCTTTTCAATATGCGTGTCGAAATCCTGTAAATCCGAACCAATCCCGGCATCAACCAACAACATTTTATTGTATTTATGGAAACGCAACATCGGTAATTCGTCGATTGCGTCGTATATCTCAACCGTGTATTCCCCTATCTTAACCGTTTTCATAGCAAATAACGTGTTATCATGGTTGAACAAAAGGGAACCAACAACAATGCCGGGTTCCCGGTTATAAACGCCAAAAGGATTGCCAAAGCAACCCCCGCCCAAAAGGACAAACAGAAATCGCAATTAAACATCTTTGCGAAAAACTCGTTGCCGTGGACTTGTACCCATTCGATAACCTGCCATTTGCGTAACAAGGTCAAACCGAATGCAGCAACCAAAGCAACCACGACCGTATAAAATAAAAATGCTTGCATACACTTTGTTTTAATCAGTTAAACACGTTTCATCAATTCCCAATTCCCCGGCAAACCGGAACCCGGCGAACGGGTGCATTAAAAATTGGTTATCTATTTCGTCCAAAGTGAACCCGGCAAATATGTTTTCCGCCTTTGCGTACACTCTGTTTATTGTCATGGAACCGGAACGCAACCAAATACCGCCATTCAATACCCGCATGATTTGTTGTTTGACCGCCTCCGTATTCCGGTTGTTGGGGTCGTTTGTTATCGTGCGCATATCAAACCAAAAGATAACCGAAAACGGCGTTGTATATTTGTTTTGTTCGCCGGGGAACCAATCAATTTGTTGCGGGTCGTCCAACACGAAAAACGAAAAATTCCCTATATTACTATCCGGGGCAATCAACATATATTCATTGCCGCCGACGTAAATATTGGGCGTGTAATATCGTTTTCCTTGTATGGACTTAACCAACCGTTCCGAACGTCCAAAGGAATAATTAAGCCACGGCAACCCGTCCGCCAATCCCTTTTGAATATTTGCAATAACCCGGTCGAATAATTCCGGGTTCTTTATAATCGGTATTCGTTCCATATTAAACCGCTTGTTTTCTTAATTCCCAAACTTTGGTAACGGCTTTTGCAATTCGTTTATTACGTGTGCCGTAATTGTTGTTATAACTATTATCGCACCACTCCAAATTATTTGGGTTGTTGTTTAACTTGTTTTCGTCCTTATGGTTGATATGTGGTAAATTGTCCGGGTTGGGAACAAATGCCATTGCAACCAATCTATGTACTCTATACATTATACTTTTACCGCCTTTCATAAGTTTAATAATCGCATAACCGTATATGTTACGTTGCGGGGCTAATTTCTTTGGTACTCCGGTGCGCCTGTAATCCATTGAAATAATATCCCCGTTTTCCGTAACCCTATAATCTTTATCAAACCCTAATAAGGGCTTTGCGTTCAATATCAACTTATCCATTTCCGTATATCGTTTTTTTTGCTTTGGTTAGCAAATCCGGGTAAACGTATTGCCAAATCAGTTTAGCAATGTTTTCGTTCGTCAATCCCAATATTTGCCGCCCGTACTTTTTTATCAAATCTTCCGTCTTGAAATCCGACGCCTTAATTTCAAATTGTTTGTCGCCGACTTCCAAATAAAAACTACTCTCAAAATCGCCCTCATCCCGTAACGTTACCCGGTTCGTCGGTTGTCCCTTTTCCTCCTTAATGGCTATTGTTAGCGGGGTATAAGGTCGATAATCCATAATGTCAACGCCCAATCGGTTAATACCCTGTTCAAATAATTGTTCCTCGGCGTTGGCATCAATGATAAACGCCGTTGTCATTCCGTCGTCGATTATGTCCCGTATAATCAACCCGGACGTCAACCCATCGTTAAATGTATTAACCCG